ACTCAACTAGAGGTGGATAACTTTGTAGCCTGTGGATAACCTGTGGATAACTTTAGAGTGACTATGTAAGTGAGTACTGACTACAAAGTTACTGGGGGGAGGGTGGGCTGTGTAGTGTTTACTTTTGCGGGAGCCTACAAAGTACACAAAAAAGTAAAACTAGAAAAGAGCCTACAAAGTACACAAAAAGGTAAAACTAAGTAGATTAATTAGGGACAGATGAACTATGTCTAAGTCCTTGATATGTAAAGAAAACTTAACATAGACTACAAAGTACCTAAAATGCAGTGTAACGGTATACGGAAGTGTATACAATTAAGGATAACTACAGACACTTTGTAAGGTAAGAAATTAGAGTGTAGACTCTAAAGTGAAAATAAAGTAAGAAATAATTAGACAAACTATTGTAAGTCAAGACTTAGTAGTGTATAATATTCTCTATAGGAAATAATTGTGTTTACTAAGAAGCCTGACCCCACTTCTTAGGTTGACTTCTAAGGCTATTCCGTACACCTTGGAAAGGGAACATAGAAGTTAAATACACTATTAACAGTTACTTATAATATATTACTTATAAAGTAATTAATATTAATAATACTTATATAAGTACTTATAACATTATGTTAATATTTATGTCTATGTAACATTTATGTTAATGTCTTAGTACTATATAGTACTTCACTTACCAGTCTCCCTATATAGGACAAAGACGATGGAAACTAAAGATTCAAATGATGTCGTAAAGGTTGTGTCTCCCAAACTACGTGGTAAGGGTAGACCACCTAAGAGTGATTTACAAGCTGTTAAGAATAGAACTAAGAATAAAGTAGGTAGACCTGTAGGTGATGCAGGTAGACTTCAAGAGTTCAAGGAGAGATTGTTAGCTACAGGTGGTACTAGGATTCTTGATAAGATGATCCAGATAGCCTTAGATGATGAACATCCCGGACAGATGGCAGCTATCAAGTTAGCTATGGATAGGATCTTACCAGCATCTGTGTTTGATACAGCTAAGAGTGGTGGTAGTATGCCTCAGATCAGTATTAATATCTCAGGCTTAAACAGTCCAATTGTGTCTACTAGCGATGAAGTGATAGATGTATGACACAGTTAAACTTCCAACTGCTTAAGTGGCAGCAGAGTGTCTTTAAAGACACCACTCGCTTTAAAGTAGTCGCTGCAGGTCGAAGGTGTGGTAAGTCTAGATTGTCAGCAGTATCGTTACTGATTGAAGGTCTTAACTGCCCAGATGGGTCAGCTGTGATGTACATAGCACCTACCCTAGGACAAGCTAGAACGATTATGTGGGACTTATTGCATGAGCTAGGTAGACCTGTTATTAAGTCAAGCCATGTGAATAACTTAGAGATTACTTTGATCAACGGTAAGAAGATCTTAGTACGAGGAGCGGATAATCCTGACTCTTTGCGAGGTGTGTCGTTAGTCTACGTAGTAATGGACGAATGTGCCTTTATCAAGGAAGATGTATGGCAGAAGATCATTCGAGCTTCACTGTCAGATAAGAAGGGTAGGGCTTTATTCATTAGCACTCCTTCAGGTCGTAACTGGTTCTACGATACTTTCAATCTAGGACAGGACAACCAAGACGAAGAATGGAAGTCATGGCACTTCACAACGCAGGATAACGAGACTATTGATCCTAAAGAGATTGAGGCTGCAAAGCGTACATTGAGTTCCTTTGCATTCAAGCAAGAGTATTTGTCTAGTTTTGATACAGCAGGTGCTGATGTCTTTAAAGAGGAATGGTTTAAGTTAGCTGAAGAACCTCAGTACGGTAGTTACATTGTAGCTATTGACTTAGCAGGTTTTGAAGAGGTTGGTAAGAATGCAGGGGCTTCTAAGAAGAGGCTAGACGAGACAGCTATTGCAGTTGTTAAGTTAGAGGATAACGGTAACTGGTGGGTACACAAGATCCAGCACGGTAGGTGGGACATCAGAGAGACTGCAGTTAACATCTTGAAGGTTATCAGAGATTTTCAACCTACAAGCATAGGTATTGAGCGAGGAGCATTGAAGAATGCTGTGTTGCCATACCTGAATGACTTGATGAGGAAGAATAACATCTATGCGCACATACAGGACTTAACTCACGGTAACAAGAAGAAAACTGATAGGGTTGTCTGGAGCTTACAAGGTCGCTTAGAGCACGGAAGGATTACCTTCAATGAGGATGAGGACTGGGGTGAGTTCAGAGATCAGTTAGTTATGTTTCCCACAGCTGGTGTACATGATGACTTGGTAGATGCTCTCAGTTACATTGATCAACTTGCCATAGCTTCATACAATGCTGATTACGAAGAAGATGAGTACGAAGTTTTAGACCCTATAAGTGGTTACTAAGGAGATATTATGCCTAATGGTTTGTATGCCAATATTAATGCTAAACGTAAGCGTATAGCTGCAGGTTCAGGTGAGAAGATGAATAAGCCCGGCTCTAAAGCTGCGCCTTCTAAGATGGACTTTGTTAACTCAGCTAAGACAGCTAAGACTAAGAAACCTAAAGGTAAGTAACATGAAAGATTCTAGACTTGATAGAGCTGGTGTAAGTGGTTTTAATAAGCCTAAGAAGACACCTAATCATCCTACTAAGAGTCACGTAGTGGTGGCTAAAGAAGGAGATCAAGTTAAGACTATCAGGTTCGGACAGCAAGGTGTTACAGGTAGTCCAGATGGTTCAGCTCGTAATGAATCCTTTAAAGCTCGTCACGCTAAGAATATTGCCAAAGGTAAGATGTCAGCGGCCTACTGGGCTAACAAGGTGAAATGGTAACAAAGATGCAGTGTCCAATTGAAACACAAGACGTTAAAGAGAACTTAAAGAAGCGTGACTGGGCGTTTAAGAACGTAGGTTATGGCCCAGCTAACCCTGAGCTTTCTAACGGATCTTTCTGGAACGATAAAGCTAATGAGTGGCAAACAAGTGTAGCTCAAGCCAAGTCAATGCGCTGTGGTAACTGCTCAGCCTTTATCCAGACTCCTGAGATGATGGAGTGTATCCGTTCTGGGATAGATGCTGAGAAGGATAGTTTCGCTCAAGATGTAGTAGATTCAGCTAAGCTAGGCTTCTGTGAGCTCTTTGACTTCAAGTGTGCAGCTGATAGGACTTGCAGTGCGTGGTTAGTAGGTGGCCCAATAACATCCAGCAAAGTTGAGATTGTAGACATTGCTGAAGACGATACAACAAAGGATATGTAATATGGATGAGATGAGCAAAGATAGTCCCTTCGAGGAACCTACGCAGGCTGAGAGAGAACTAACCTCTTGGATTGTAGACCATACTGAGCGTTGGCGTGATCACCGTGATGCCAACTACATGGTTGCTTGGCAAGAGTATGAGCGTATCTTCCGTGGTCAGTGGGCTGCTGAGGATAAGCAACGTGAGTCTGAGCGTTCACGTATTATCTCTCCAGCTTCTCAGCAAGCTGTGGAGACTCGTCATGCTGAGATTATGGAAGCTATCTTTGGTCAGGGAGAATTCTTTGACATTGAAGACGACATCAATGATGTAGATGGTAGTCCTTTTGATGTGGAGAAGATTAAGCTTCAACTGCATGAGGACTTTAAGAAAGACAAGATTAAGAAGTCCATTGATCACATTGAGTTGATGGCTGAGATTTATGGTACAGGTATTGGCGAGATTATTGTTAAGTCTGAAAAAGAGTACGTACCAGCTACTCAAGCCATTCCCGGTATTTCGGGGGCTGCAGCTATTGGAGTTCAAGAGAAAGACCGTGTTGCAGTTAAGATCAAGCCTGTCAATCCTAAGAACTTCCTTATTGATCCTAATGCTGATTCCGTGGACGATGCTTTGGGCGTTGCTATCGAGAAGTACGTATCCATTCACAAGGTGGTTGCAGGTATTGAAAGTGGCATTTATAAGAAAGTAGACATCAATCCTCAGTTTGATGATTCAGACTTAGAGCCAACACAGGATCTCCGTAACTTTGAAGATGACAAGGTTAAACTTCTTACATACTACGGTTTAGTTCCTCGTGAGTATTTGGAAGGCTTGGAAGAGGGCAACGGAGAGGTTGCAGACCTGTTCCCAGATGACTCCGTAGCTGATGAACATTCAGACTTGGTAGAAGCTATTGTAGTTATTGCTAATGATGCAGTCCTCTTGAAGGCTGAGGCAAATCCTTACATGATGAAGGATCGTCCAGTCATTGCTTACCAAGACGATACAGTCCCCGGACGTTTCTGGGGTCGAGGTACGATGGAGAAGGCCTACAATATGCAGAAAGCTATTGATGGTCAACTACGTGCTCAGATGGACTCAATGGCTTTGACAACAGCTCCTATGATTGCCATGGATGCTACACGTCTGCCTCGTGGTGCTAAGTTTGAGATTAAGCCCGGTAAGGCTATCTTGACCAATGGTTCACCTTCTGAGATCTTGTATCCATTCAAGTTTGGTCAGACTGATGGTAGCTCAGCAGTTGCAGCGCAGAACTTTGAGCGTATGTTGTTGCAAGCTACAGGCACAGTTGACAGCGCAGGTATGCCGTCTAACGTTCCTCGTGATGCAGGCGCTGGTGGTATGTCCATGGCTATGGCAGGTATCATCAAGAAGTACAAACGTACCTTGAGTAACTTCCAAGAAGACTTCATGATCCCGTTCATTAACAAGGCTGCCTTCCGTTATATGCAGTTTGACAGTGAGCGTTATCCTACAGTTGACATGACTTTTGTGCCTACAGCTACTTTGGGTATCTTGGCACGAGAGTTTGAACAGCAACAGATGATTGGTTTGTTACAGACACTAGGCCCTAACACACCAGTACTGCCCTTGATCCTTAAAGGCATCTTGCAGAACAGTTCTCTGTCTAACCGTGGTGAATTGATGAAGGCTTTGGATCAGATGTCACAGCCTAATCCAGATGCTCAGAAGGCTCAACAAGAGCAACAGATGGCTCAGATGCAATTGGCAGCTGCTCAAGTGGCAGATTTACAGTCTAAGGCTCAGAAACAACAAGCTGAAGCTCAGAAAACTATGGTTGAAACTCAGATGATCCCTGAAGAGCATCGAGTTAAGGTGGTTCAAGCTGCAGCAACTAACCTAGATAATGGTGGAGACTTTGAGAAGCGTCTAAAACTTGCTGACATGATGCTAAAAGAGAAGCAAGTTAACCTGAAAGCTGCCGATATTGCCTCAAACGAGCGTATCGCCAGCCTCCAGATGGCTAATAAGGCTAGTAAGAACGCATAAAGTCAGCAATTTGTTGATGTTCTTGGGCAGTTCCATCGTTTTTAATGCGATTAGCTCTCCAAGACATCACAATAACGTTGCCTTTAACGTATCCTTTAGTAGGATCTATACGATCAAACGATACTGAGTTCTCTAAACGTCCTTTACCTTCTGTAAAGTAATCAAGTTCAATACCTAATACAGGACAATGAGAGGGAAACTCTAAATCTCCAAACTCAATAGTCCATTCCCAACCGTATTTATTGTTTTTCTTGTTACGGAACTTTTCTTTCATAGATTGAAAGATTAAAGACTTAGTAAATTCAGGATCATTCCATTTAGATCCATTCTTAGCAAACATTTTATCGGTGTATTCTTTATTCTTACGGGTTTGACGTATCTTAAAAGCATCAATACCGTTCTTTAAAGCTATTTGTTTAATACGTTGTTTAGTTAATTTACCGTCTAAACGCTTAGAGATTTCAGTGTAAGAAACTCCTTCTTTAAGCCATAACAACATATTTTCACGCTCTTGCCCTGTAGTTTTATACTTAAAAGTCATGGTAATCCTTTTTATTTAAGTTAAAACGTTATTGTAACACATGTTAATAGTGCATGTCAAGAGTTTTTATGCTAAAATATTAATATTATTAAATAACTTATAGAAAGGTTCTCCTTAAATGGATAAAGAACTACAAAAGTATTATGAAGAAACCTTTAATACGATGAGTACTAAGGGTTGGGAGTACCTCATAGAGGACTTCGAAGAGATTAAGGCTAGTTTAAACAATCTTTCCACTGTCGACGATACACACACTCTTTTTTATCGTAAAGGACAGCTGGATATTCTTGAATTAGTTTTAGGGCGTAAGGCTGTGTGTGAGAAAGTGTATGAGGATCTACAGAATGGCTAACAGACTGTATGATTTTGAATGCGCTAACGGACACATAACTGAATCGCTAGTTGATAGCGAGCATACAACTGCTAAATGTAAGGTATGTAGTAAGGACGCTATCAGGGTTGTATCCTCCCCAAGGATAAAGCTGGATGGTTGCTCAGGCCACTTTCCATCAGCTTCCGACAGGTGGGTACAAGTACGAGCTGAAAAGCTCAAACAAGAAAAGAAACAGAACGCATCCCATGTGGGTGACTAACTCTGAGTTCATTTATAACACTCCTAAAACCCATATAGGGCAGGACGAAAGGTAGGTATGGCTCTCATTGATAATGAAGAACTGGGTAAAAGCGAATTAGAAGCAGTAGAAGAACAACAGTTAGCTCGCAACACAGCAACTGTACAACCTCAAGATGATACTCCTAAAGTTCCCGAGAAATATCGGGGTAAAAGCTTAGAAGACATCGTGACAATGCACCAAGAGGCTGAAAAGCTCATTGGTAGGCAGGCTCAAGAAGTAGGTGAAGTTCGACGATTGGCTGATGAACTTATTAAACAGCAACTCTCCACTAAACAAACGACACAGCCTCCAGCAATTGAAAATGAGATAGACTTCTTTGAAGATCCTAAGTTAGCGATTCAAAAAGCAGTTGCAAATCATCCCGATGTATTAGCCGCTAAACAAGCGTCATCACAGTTAAAGCAGATTCAGACACAAGCAATGCTCAACAAGAAGCATCCTGACTTTGCAAGTATTGTTGGTGATAGTGAGTTTCAAGACTGGGTTAGAGCTTCTCCAATGAGGCTTAATATCTATGCTATGGCTGATGCTAACTATGATTTTAATGCTGCAGATGAGTTGATTTCAACATTCAAACAGATCCGAACATCTAAGACACAACAGACTACAGATGCAGGTAACGCTGTACGCAAGCAAAACTTGACAGCAGCGGCAGTGGATGTTGGAGGTACTGGGGAATCATCTAAGAAAGTTTATCGTCGTGCCGACCTTATCCGGCTACGTATGACAGACCCAACACGTTATGAAGCTATGGAGCCAGACATTATGGCAGCATACGCTGAAGGACGTGTTAAATAAATTAATATATAAACACATAAATTCTTAGGAGAATTATAAATGGCTTTAGGTACAGCTCACGTAACAACCACAACCGCAGCAACCTTCATTCCTGAAATCTGGAGTGATGAGATTATTGCAACATACAAGAAGAACTTGGTGTTGGCTAACTTGGTTAAGAAGATGAACTTCAAGGGTAAGAAAGGTGACACCGTTCACATTCCAGCCCCTACTCGTGGTTCCGCTTCTGCTAAGGCAGCTTCAACTCAAGTGACCTTGATTGCAGCCACCGAATCTGAAGTGGTTGTCTCTATTGATCAACACTATGAATATAGCCGTCTGATCGAAGATATTGTCGAAGCTCAAGCTTTGGCTTCACTGCGTAACTTCTACACTGAAGATGCTGGTTATGCACTTGCTCGTCAAGTTGATACAGCTATCATCCAAGTTGGTCGTGCAGTTCAAGGTGGTGGCGGTACAGCTGCTTACTCTGGTGCTTTCTCAGGCGCTGATGGTACTACCGCTTATGTGGCTGGTGCTAACACAGGTTTGGGTGCTCTGACTGATGCAGCTATCCGTCGTTCTATCCAGCGTTTGGATGACAACGACATTCCTATGGACGGTCGCTTCTTGGTCATTCCTCCTTCAAGCCGTAACACCTTGATGGGTTTGGCTCGTTACACTGAACAAGCCTTCGTTGGTGAGTCCGGTGGTAGCAACACCATCCGTAACGGTGAAATTGGTAACTTGTACGGTACTCCCGTGTTTGTTACCTCTAACGCTGACACCACTTCAGGTTCTACAGCTTGCCGTATTGCACTGATGGGTCATAAAGACTTCGCAGTGTTCGTTGAGCAACAAGGCGTTCGTGCACAGACTCAGTACAAGCAAGAGTACCTCGGTACATTGTTCACTGCTGATACTTTGTACGGCGTGAAAGAGTTGCGTGACAATGCAGCAGTTGCTTTGGCAGTTCCAGCCTAAGTGATGAAGGGTTCCCTCTTAAGTGAGGGAGCCTTTTTAATGTATTACTTTATAGTACATCAGAAAGGTACATACTATGAAATTTAAATGTAAAGCAACTAATCTAGTCTATAACTTTGAGTTCGAGGCTGATATTGCATCCATGAAGCAGCACCCTGATTATGAAGCTGTAATGGATGAACCTGAAGTTAAAGAACCTGTTAAGAAAACACCAGCAAAGGTAAAGCAACAAGATGAAAGCAATATCAGTAGGACACAACCTAGCAGCGGGAACTAAGACTACTGTTTATACGGTTCCAACAGGCTACTATGCTAAGTGGAATCTTTGCTACATTTCAAACCACACAGGTAACAATAAAACTGTAAGTGTTTGGTGGTACGATGCAAGTACAGCCACTGAAATTACTGTTATTGATTCCTATCAGTTAGCTACTACACAGTATTTAAGATTTGATGGCGGTGCTTATGTCGTTATGGAAGAGGGCGATCAAGTACGTATTACAGCCGAAGCTGCTTCAGCAATGTCAGCTATCAATACATTTGAGTTATACAGAAAAGGTGAGTAATTATTATGGCTATTAGATCCAATAACAATTACTTTACTGACTTTGAAGACAATGGACTCTTTAGTGGTGGTGGTTCTGTTGTAGCTGATATGTTTGCTGATATTGTTCCTGAGCTGGCTCCAATGACTACAGCAGCTGTGACCGCAGCTAAAGCAACTCCTCAAGAAAACATTCAAAGTTTAATATCTTCAGGTACTTTTGATAGTAATCCTAACCAAGCTGTACTGATTGGAGATACTTACTATCAACCTAACTATGCTTCTACAGGTAGTGGTGAGAACTTTCAGCAAGGCCCTTTAGAGAATGTAACAACTTATAAAGCTTCTGAGAACAAAGTAGGTGGTGATGTTAATCAGTATACTCCTACAGGCGAGTTTCAACAGACAACCCAACAACAAGCTGTAAGTAATAGTCTTACTCCTTTCTTGTTAGGCTCAGCAGCTTTGTTTGGTGGCTTGGGTGGAGGCTTTGAAAGTTTGTTTGGTAGTGGTGCAGGCACAGCTTCAGCCGCTGCAGATGCTGACTTGGCTGCTGGCTTGATTCCTGAGTACGGCACTAATGCAGCTTACGATCAGTTCATGGGAGCTGCTATTGCTCCTAGTGAAGCTATTGCAACACCTATAGTTGAAGCTCCAGCAGCATACTATGAACCTGCTGTAACACCAACTCCAAGTGCTATTGATTACTCTTTAAGTAACGGTACTGTTGCAGCACCTGAGACTTATATGGGCGGTGCTCAGGGGTTTCAACCGGGTGTAGCAGCTAACTTAGAAGGTATGGGAGGAGCTCAAGGACTGCTTATCAATGCAGGTGCTCCATCAACAACCTTAGCTGATGCTCTAGCTACCTTTGGTGGTGTCAATCCAGCTTATATGGCTGACATGGGTGGTGCTCAAGGTTTAACATACCAGACACCTACAGGCTTAGTTACAGAAGCTGCTACTCTGCCTATCGGTATTCCTAATGTCTTAGATCAAGTACTAGGTGAGACTGGTATTAATACAGCTACTAACATTGGCTCAGGTATCGGTAATGAACTAGCTGCTATCAATACTAACGTACCTTCACTTGAGTCTGTAACTCCAGCTCCTCCAATGACACCTGAGAATAAGAGTTTATTGGATAGCTTAACACCTTCTCAAGCTGCCAGTTTACTAAAAGGTGCTTTAGGTTTGTTTGGTGCTCTAAGCGCTGGTAAGGCTATGGGTAGCGGTGGAGGATCTAATACTTTCAATGTAGGTGCTTTACCTACACAGGGCATACCATTGAATAGTCAAGATTACTTCAACGCTATCCAACAGAACTATAACACTTTGTTACCTTCAATGCCTCGTGATGTGGCTACTCCTTTGTCACAGTGGTACAACACTCAATATACAGGGACTTAAGTAATGTCTATTTATCGAGGCCCGGGAGGAGCTGGTGATGCTACTAACGATGCTAACAGTCAAGCTGCTTTAGCCACTCAAAAGGCTAGTGAAGCTACTGCAAGTGCTACAGCAGCTGCATCGTCAGCTTCAGCGGCATCTAGTTCAGCCAGTGCAGCTAGTACATCGGCATCTAATGCTTCTACTTCAGCTACATCAGCTTCTACGTCTGCAAGTGCAGCTTCAACATCTGCTACATCAGCTTCTACGTCTGCCACTGCAGCCTCAACAAGCGCTACCAATGCAGCTTCGTCGGCTAGCACAGCTACTACTAAGGCTACTGAAGCAGCTACATCAGCAAGCTCAGCAAGCTCTTCAGCCACTGAAGCAGCTAGTAGTGCCAGTGCAGCTTCTACGTCAGCCAGTACAGCAACTACTAAAGCTAGTGAGGCAAGTACATCAGCTACCAACGCAGCTTCTAGTGCTTCAGCAGCGTCCGCCAGTGCCACAGCAGCGGCCTCTAGTGCAACTGCAGCGTCATCTAGTGCTAGCTCTGCAAGTTCTTCAGCTACTACAGCAACTACTAAAGCTAGTGAGGCTGCTACAAGTGCCACTAATGCAACATCCTCTGCAACTGCAGCAGCTAGCTCAGCCTCTACAGCTTCTACGCAGGCCTCCAATGCAGCGTCATCGGCATCAGCTGCGAGCACCTCTGCAAGTAATGCAAGCTCTTCAGCGAGCTCAGCTAGTACCTATGCAAGTAATGCTTCATCGTCTGCTAGTGCAGCTTCTACGTCAGCTTCTAATGCAGCCTCTAGCGCTACTGCAGCGGCTTCAAGCGCATCTGCAGCGGCCTCTAGTGCTACGTCAGCAGCTTCATCAGCCACTGATGCCTCTAATGTCTTATCAACTTCTGTGAGGCTTACAGGTGATCAAACTGTAGCTGGTATCAAGACTTTCAGCTCTAGCATTGTAGGTTCTGTTACAGGCAATGCAGCTACTGTTACTAACGGTGTTTACACTACAGGTACTTATTCTAATCCAGCTTGGATTACTTCTTTAGACAGCTCTAAACTAACTGGCTCGATTGCCGGAGGGACATTTTAAATGGCAACAACTATTCTAACTAAACGCAGCAACACAGCAACTGCTGTACCGTTGGCTGCAGATCTAACTAACTCTTCAAGTGGTTCTGAGTTAGCTGTTAACACGGCTGATAAGCGACTGTTTACCAAGGACTCAGGTGGTGCTGTCGTAGAGCTAGGCACTAATCCATCAACGTTGGTACTGCCAAGCGGTAGCGTTAACGGAGTAGCGTATTTAAACGGCTCTAAGGTTGTTACAAGCGGTTCTGCGCTTACTTTTGATGGGACTAACCTAACGGCAACGAATGGTGCTTCTATCCAAGGTCTGACTGTTGGTAAGGGTGGCGGTGCTGACCAATACAACACTGCTTTGGGTGTAAGCGCTTTAGCGGCTAATACAACTGGCGGTTCACAAAATGTGGCGGTTGGTTGGAACGCATTATTGACCAATACAACTGGCACAAATAACACAGCGGTTGGTATGCAATCGTTGAAATTGACTACAACTGGTTCAAATAATAGTGCAATTGGATTGCGTTCATTACAAGCCAATACTACTGGTGCATATAACACTGGTCTTGGTAATGAGGCTCTGTACTCCAACACCACAGCATCTAACAATACTGCTGTAGGTTATCAGGCTGGGTATAGCAATACTACGGGCACTGGAAACTTAGTTGCAGGATACCAAGCAGGCGTCAACGCAACAACTGCAAGCTACAGCGTCTTCTTAGGTCGTCTTGCAAATGGTGCTGGTGCTGCAACTTCCAACTACAACACTGGTGTTGGTAATGCGTCTTTGTACTCGTTGACTAGCGGTGGTTCAAACAGCGCTTTGGGTAGTGGCACTATGTTCAATACCACTACTGGATTGAACAGCGTGGCTATTGGGGACTCCGCACTTTATACCAACACTTCAGGTTCTTATAACGTAGGCATTGGTGTTTCGGCTCTTTATTCAAACACCACAGGTGCTACCAACACTGCAATTGGTTTTAGAGCTGGCTACAGTAATACAACTGGAATTCTTAACACTTTCCTTGGTTCTGATGCGGGTTATTTTATTACTACTGGTTCAAAAAACACCATCGTTGGCACTTACAGCGGCAATGGCGGTGGCCTAGATATTCGCACAGCAAGCAACTACATCGTGCTGTCTGATGGGGATGGTAATCCACGAGGTATTTTTGATAGCGGGGGGCAGTTTTTGGTTGGGGCTGTAACTGCCGCTTCAAGTTCAGGCACTGGCTTTAAAGTACTTAATGTTGTTAGTGGACATTGGGATCCCATAAGTGTTACTTCTCAAAACAGTGCAAGTTATTCGTGTTGGGATATTTACTCAACTGCCACAAGTTCTTATCGCTTTTATGTAACTTCAACTGGCGTAGTTAATGCAGTAAGCACAACTATTACCGCTATTTCTGACCAACGCCTAAAAGAAAATGTGCGTGACATTGATACTGGTCTTGATGCAATCATGGCATTACAACCAAGACGTTTTGATTGGAAAGATGGCAAAGGTCAAGACAAGAAAAATGTGGCTGGTTTTATTGCACAAGAGTTTGAAAACGTGTTTCCTGAGTGTGTCGGACTATCAAAAGCTGGCGCAGATGGTATTGAATACAAGAACATCAACCATGAGACATTGATACCTACGCTTGTCAAAGCCATCCAAGAACAACAAGCAATCATTGAATCACTCAAAGCACGTTTGGATGCCGCTAATCTTTAAAGGAAAACATCATGACTATTGAAACTCAAACACCATCCGCAGAAGAAATTGCACAGCACTACAGCGCCGCAATGGACTCAGTAAACCTGATTAACGCGGGTAAACCAGAAGGCATGGAAGATGCTGACTGGGCTGACACTGTTGCTCGTAATAAAGCGCACTTGGTAATCATGTTGGCTAAAGACTTCTGGACAACAGAAGACCTGACGCCCTTGCAAGCCGCATCAGCATAACGGGAAGCCACCACCCGATCTTGGTGGCGCATTAAAGGAAACATCATGGGAAAAACAGAAAAGACCCCATTGACGATTGACGGAGTAGAGTACCAGTTCGAGGATATGACTCCTGAACAACAGGTACTGATTAACCATGTTGCAGACCTTGACCGAAAGTTAGCGTCTGCAAAATTCAATGCCGATCAACTTCAGGTTGGTAGAGACGCTTTCTTTAACTTGCTAAAAACAGCACTTACACCAAAAGAGTAAATCATGGAAGAAGTGACCCATGCTCAAATCTATTCTAGGCTTGTCGCAGTAGAGTCCAAGGTAGATTCAATAGACAAGAATACTCAAGAGGTTGTAAAGGCATTCAATGCAGCTGCAGGTGCTTTTCAAGTTCTTGAGTGGATTGCTAAAGGTGTCAAGCCTCTGATTGTTATAGGTGCTTTCTTCGGAGCTATTTGGTTAGCTCTGGAGAATAAGATACACGGTATTAAATAAAAGTAATAATAAAGGACATATAGATGGCTACGTATTTAGACGTTGTGAACAATGTGCTCAGACGCTTGCGTGAGCCTACTGTTTCCTCAGTTAATGATACTGATTATTCAGCTATGTTAGGTGTGTTCGTTAACGATGCTAAGCGTGAAGTTGAAGATGCTTACGATTGGAATGCGTTATCGGACACACTGACAGCTACAACTACAGAGGATGTCTTTAACTATGTTCTAGTAGGTTCTCGTACTCGTTTCCGTACCATTGATGTATTCAATCAGACCAAAGGGTTTGAAATGAGTTACAGACCTACAACTTGGATGAATAGACAGTTCATCATTGTAGATCAGCAGAAGGGTCAGCCTGTACACTACAACTACAACGGTGTAGACTCAAATGGTGACACTCAAGTAGATGTCTATCCAATTCCAGACGGTGTATATACATTACGCTTTAACTTGACTATCCCTCAGGCTGATCTAGTTAACGATAACGATACTATCTTAGTTCCATCACACATTGTAGCTATGCTAGCTCACTCTAAAGCTATTGCTGAGCGAGGTGAGGATTCAGGTGTATTGTCTTCAGAGGCATATCAGATGTACAGACTAGCTCTTGCAGATGCTGTTGCTATTGAGCGTAATCACTATGATGAAGAGATGACTTGGGATTCAATCTAAATGTCTGAACAGCTTTTAACTACAACTATTCAAGCTCCCGGGTTTATGGGTTTGAACCTTCAGGACTCTTCAGTGAGTCTTGAGAATGGTTACGCCACTGTAGCTACTAACTGTGTTATTGATAAGTTTGGACGTATTGGTGCTCGTAAAGGTTGGTCTAAAGCTCATACAGCATTGGCAGCTCTGACAGGTCACAATGTTAAGTGTATTGGTGAGTTAATTGACAATGCAGGTAACTCATATATCCTAGCTACAGGACACAGTAAGCTATTTAAACTGGTAGGGACAACTCTGACTGAGCTGACCTACGGAGGTGGTGGCACAGCTCCTACCATTACAGCTGATGATTGGCAGATGGCTCCGTTGAATGGATGCTTATACATCTATCAAGCTGGACATGATCCTTTAGTGTTCGATCCTGCGGTCAGTACAACTACTTATAGACGTATCTCTGAGAAGTCGGGCTACTTAGGAACTGTATCTAGTAACAACTGTGTGATCAGTGCTTATGGTCGTACATGGAGTGCTAATAATAGCTCATCTAAGAGTACTGTACAGTTCTCAGACTTGTTAGCTGGTCATGTGTTGAATACAGGTACATCAGGTACTTTAGATGTATCTACAGTGTGGCCTGCAGGCTCAGATGAGATTATTGCACTAGCTGCACATAATAACTTCTTGATTATCTTTGGTCGTAGACAGGTATTGATTTACGCTAATGCTACAGATCCTAATAACCTAACATTATCAGATGCTATTACAGGTATTGGATGCTTTGCTAGGGACTCCGTAGCTAAGACAGGTAGTGATATTGTCTTCTTGTCAGATACTGGTGTTAGATCTCTAATGCGTACCATTCAAGAGAAGTCAGCTCCAATGCGAGAGCTAAGCTTGAATGTTAAGGATAGTCTAATTCAAGACTTATCTGGTGAGACTGCTGCAGATATTAAGTCAGTATACTCAGACAAAGATGCCTTCTATCTGTTGTCTTTACCATCAAGTAATACTGTCTATTGTTTTGATATGCGTGGACAGCTTCCTAATGGAGCTGCTAAGACTACAACTTGGGATAATATTACTCCTACAGCTTTCTTTTATACCCGTAATAAGGATTTATTGCTAGGACAAGAGAGTTATATTGGAAAATATTCAGAAAACCTTGACAATACCTCCACTTATAAGTTAAAATACTACACTAATTACTTTGACTTTGGATCACCAACATCTTTAAAGATACTTAAGAAAGTTAATCTTACATTTGTGGGTGGTAATGGAGCTGATGTTATTATCAAGTATGGCTTTGACTTTAGTCCTAGTTATATCTCTAGAGTTATCCAACTTGGTGATATTACAGTAGCTGAATACGGAGTATCTGAATATAACATTGGACAGTATACAGCGGGTGTAGTGTACGACAATAAGAAGATCCATGCCAGCGGTTCAGGTAATACAGTACAGATTGGAATGGAAACAGATATAAATGGTTTTGAAATATCCCTACAAAAACTTGATTGCTATGTTAAAGCAGGAAGGACTCGATAATGAGTAACTACACCAAAGCAACGGACTTTGCAGCTAAAGATTCCCTCTCAACAGGTAATCCTTCAAAGTTAGTTAAAGGCACTGAGATTGATAGTGAGTTTAGTGCTATTCAATCAGCTGTTAACTCTAAAGCTGATAAAGCTAATCCATCATTCACAGGAACATTGACAGCAGTGGACATCACTATGTCAGGATCATTTACAGGAACACTTGACGGAGGTACATATTAATGGCTGATTGGACAGATTTAATTGGCCCTTTGTTGGGCACTGCAGGTAGCGTATATTCAGCTAACACAGCTGCTAATGCTACCACTAACGCTGCTAACCAAGCTGCACAGGCTGCACAGTTCCGCCCTGTAGGTATCACTACAAGGTTTGGTAAGTCAGGCTTCCAGTATGATCCTGCTACAGGTCAACTAACAGGTGCTGGCTATCAAGTAGCTCCTGATGTTGCAGCTATGCGTGAAGGCTTGATGGGCTTGGCAGGTACTGGCATTGGTCAGGCACAAGCTCAACAGGCTCAGCAGGCTGGCATCAATCAAGCTGGTCAAGGCCTATTCAACTTAGGTCAATCCTACGTTGGTCAGAACCCTCAAGAGGTGGCTCAGCAGTACATGAACCAACAGAGGCAGTTGCTAGCACCGGGACGTGAACAGGAACTTGCTAACATCACTAATCAGCAGCAGCAGCGCGGTCGTTTAGGTCTAGCTACTGGCGGTACTACAGCAGGTTACACAGCTGGTGGTCAAGGCTTGCAAGCTACTAATCCTCAGATGGCTGCTTACTACAATGCCATGGCTCAGCAGGATGCTCAGTTGGGTGCTAATGCTCAGACATATGGTAATCAACAAGTACAGTTTGGTCAAGGATTGATGTCTAGTGGATTAGGTCTTCAGAATGCTGGTTATGGTTTGCAAGGTTCAGCTTTGGCTCCATATACAGGCTACATGACAGGTGCTTCTAATCTTGAGAACCAAGGCTTGAATGCTTTGACACAAGGTCTTGGATTAGGTTCTTCAGTAACTGCAGCGTCTACAGCTGCGGCTAACATTCAGAATGCAGCAGCTCAGCAGGCAGCAGCTCTGCAGATGCAACGTAACAATGCTGTAGTGGGTGGTCTTACAGATCCTATCAGTCAGTTGATTAAAGGATTGTCTACTCCAGCTAAAACAGCTATGTCAGCATTCCCTACAGGCTTTGGTTCTGGATCTTACTACGGTAATCAAGACTTAGGTAACTACCTTTAAGGAAATATAATGGCTACACAAGGAATGCAAGGTTTATTTGGAGGCGTAGGCACTCCCGAGGAAATGCAACAGCAGGCAGTTAATCAACAAGCTGCTCAGTTTGCTACTATGTCTCCACAACAGCAACTGTCATACAATATCTTTAAGAACACTAGCAACCTAGGTCGTGGCTTAGCAGGTGCTATGGGTGTTGATGTTCAAGATCCCGCTATTCGTAGAGCTACTATGCTTCGTCAGATGGCTTCACAGTATGACACCAATACTCCTGAAGGCTTGAGACAAATGGCTGCAGCTCTTCAAAGTACAGATCCTGAGCTAGGCTTCCAGATCTCTCAACGAGCTGACGCTATGGATATGTCTAAGCAGAAGCTTATTACAGAACAAGCTACAGCAGCTTCTAGGTTGGCTGAGAAACTTACACCTGAGCAGAAGAATGCTGCAGGTATTGCAGATCAAGAAGCTGATCGAGGGACTCCTGAGTGGCAAGCAGCATATAAGCGTGAACTTAATCGTTTGACTGCTAAAGAAGGTTCAAAACCAACTATTAAAGAAGTTGGCGTTGCAGACGGAACACGAGAGCCTGTATACACTTATCAAGAAGGTAACACAGTACGTCAGGTTGTGTTTAAGAATGTTAATGGCGAACAGAAGATGGTTCCATACACAGGTGGTGTGGATCGTACAACTGCTAAAGTATCTGCTACTGCTAATGCTAAAGGTGAAGAAAGCTTCTCTGTTGAACTTGGTAAGCTAGATGCTAAAGAAGTTGCTAATGCACGTACTTTGCGTGAAGCCGCTATTGGTGAGCTAGGTTCTTTGCAGAAGATGCAGGAACTAAACCAGCAGCAATTGATGTCAGGTTCTTTTGCTACAGGTCGTGTAGGTGCTTTGAACTTGCTTAATACATTAGGTATGACAAGCGGTCAAGATGCCACTAAACTTGCTAACTCAGAACAATACACTAAGATTACAGGCGATTTGTTGCTTGATAAGATTAAGAAACTCGGTACTAATCCTTCCAATACAGATCGAGAGTTTATTGCTAAGATTGTTCCTCAGCTTGAGAACAGCCCAGCTGCTAGACAAGAGCTTGTTAATTATCTAGTTAAGAAAGCTAATAAAGTTGTATCTGAGACAACACGTCTTGATACATACGCTCGTGATAATAAAGGACTTAAAGGCTTTGTTCCTGAGGTTCCACTTGTAGGCCAAACACCTAACGTATCTTCAATGAGTACAGAAGACTTGTTAAAAATTGCTAAAGGACAGAAACAATGACAACAGCAGAAGAGGCCGTAGCAGAACTTAAGAGACGTGGTATTACAGTTTCTTCTGAGTCAGTCTTAGAAGAGAAGGGTACTACTTTTGATGAGTTTAAGAAGGGAGCTGAAAGCTTCTTAAAAGGCTCTGCTAAAGGTATTGTAGATATTGTCGGTGGTTGGGGAAACTTGTATGATTATCTAAAGGAAAGCAAAGATCCGAATGCTTTCTCTTCTACAGGTATTATGCAAGGTATTTCTAAACTAGGTGGCCCTGATCTACAGAAGATTCAAGGATATAGAGGTGCTTATGAAGTAGGCCAATCAGCAGCTCCTGCAATGGCTTTTTCAGCTATGGGTCTTCCCGGTTTATTTCCAAGAACAGCTGCTGGTTTGATGGGTGAAGGTGCTGTAGCTGCTGGCACAGGCATGGCTGCTCAGTCTATTGCTCCAGATAGTCCTTTGGCTCAGTTCGCTATTCAAGCTTCTCCTTTCGCAATTAAAGGTGGATTGACAGCAGCTAAATCAGCAGTGACTAGTCCTACAGGTCAAGTACCTTCTAACCTTGACGAGCTTCTACGTGTTGGTCGCATGACTCCCGGTGAAGCTACAGGTAGTCGTGTACAACTTGCTAAGGAAGTAGCTGCTGAAGCCTCTCCTAAAATTGAAAGCACTGGAGACTTATTTAGACAGGCTCAGGCACAAGATGTTGGTGGTTTCTTAGACACAGTGTTTAAGAAAGCTACAACTCAAGCTGCAGATCCTACTACAGCATCGAATGCAGCTATTTCAGCCTTCAGTAACTATGGCAAAGCTTTGTCAGGCCGTCTGCGTAAGGATGCAAATACAGATTTTAACGCAGCTAAGAAAGCCGGTGGTTTAGTGTCCACAGATCCTGTGGTGCGTATTGTACAAGAAGAACTGTCTTCAATTCCCCCTGAAGCTTTAGATTTAGCTTCTAAGAAAGCAGCTCTTCAGCGTATTATTGACGAGTATGTTACACCTGCTAAAGAAGCTGTGGTGGAGCCTTCTAAAGTTCTAGGCCCTACAGGTGAGCCAGCATTTGTTAATATTACTAAGGCTGAGCCTCAGCAGTTATCCAAGATTAGCATTGATCGGTTACAGAAGAATCTATCAGCTTGGGGTGAGGCTGCTTATTCTGGGCAAGCTAACTTTGGTAAGGGAAATATCTTTGAAGGAGTTGCTCCCGGACAAGCTAAAGGTGTAGCTATTAAAGTTCTTCGTGGCTTTAGAGAGGCTCTTGATAACGCTGTTGATTCAGGTGTTGCAGGAGCTGAAGACTTAGCTAAAGCTCGTGATAAGTTTAAAGCTAACCTTCAAAAGATTGAAGACTACTCTAATTATCCAATTACTAAGTTCTTTGACGTTGAAACACCAACATCATTGACACCTGAATTGGTTATCGACAAACTATCTAAAGCTAAACCTTCTGAGCGTATATTCTTAAGTCAGGTGCTTGCTAGTAGTCCTGATGGAAGCATGGTATTGGATACTGTACGTAGATCACAACTAGAAGGTCTTTTAACTAAATCTCAACAGGCTGCTGCAGGAGCTGCTGAGGGTTCTCCAGCAATTGATCTTAAAACACTGTTGAAAGAGCTAAATAACAAGAGCAGTGATTTTAACTATCTGTTTCCTAACGCTGCTGATAAAGCTGACGCTACACTGGCAATTCAATGGCTTCAGAAGACGGCTAAGACTGCATCGGAAGCCTCTAAAGGCTTACAAGCTGATGCCTATGCAGCTGCGCGTAGCTTGGGAGGAACTTCTCAGCAAGGTTTGATTGCACGTGAGCTTGCTTCGTTAGCAGACATGATTACTAAAGATCCCAGAGCAATGGCTGATGTTGTCTTTAATCCTGAAACTGTTAAGAAGATGGCTGAAGCTCAACGTAAAGGAAAACTTACCAAAGCTGCAGATCTTGCAACAATGTTAGGAGTAAGTGCTGCTAAGTTTGCACCACGTGTTGGCCCTATGCTGGATACTACTCAACCTGAAGATACTTCTCAACAATCAGTTAAAGTTGATCTAACAGGAATGGCTACTTCTGTAGATCAGCAGGCAGCTATTGAGGAACTTAAGAAGCGTGGAGCTTGGACTGAACAACCACAACAATAAAGGACTATAAATGATTGATCCCATAGCAGCTCTAGACGGGCTACAAAAAGCAATAGGGATGGTCAAGAAGGCAAGCAAGGTAGCCAACGATCTCGGTGGTCTTGCTCCTATGATCGGTAAGATGTTCGATGCCAAGAGCGCAGCTACTAAGGCTATGCTTGAGGCTAAGACTAGCAAGAAAGGCTCCTCAAACATGGGAGCCGCTCTTCAGATTGAGATGGCTTTGGAGCAAGCCAGAGCTTTCGAGGAAGAGCTTAAGATGTTGTTCATGCAGACAGGTAAGATTGATGTCTGGAATAAGATCAAGGAACGTCAAGCTCAGATGGATGCTGACGATGCTAAGGAGATTCGTAAGCTTCGTGAGAAGGAGAAGCGTGAGAAAGAAGCTGAGGAAGAACAAATGACTTACCTTATTGCAGGTCTAGTTATTGTCTTCTTTGTAGTAGCTATCTTTATCGGTATCTCTGAAGTATCTGATATGTGTGCCAAAGCTAAGTGTGGACGCTAGAGCTGGCCGATGAATGAATACCAGAAGACCTTTGACTTAGCCTTAAGAATTGTTGTCTATGGTTTAGTAGCTCTGTACTTCTTAGGCTTCCTTAAGTTTCTCCCTGATGATCTTTCTAACAAGATTGTCAATCTATTATTATCTAAGATAGGACTTTAAATATGTTATCTCTATTTTCAACCTTAGGTGGACTGCTTATATCAGGCCTACCTAAGTTAATGGATTTCTTCCAAAACAAAGCAGATCAGAAACATGAGCTAGCATTGGCTCAGATGCAAACTGAGAGAGAACTTCAAATGGCTGCTGCAGGCTTTGCAGCTCAGCAGCGCATTGAAGAGATTCGTACAGATCAGATCGCTATGCAGACTGATGCTCAGATGACTGAAGCTGCTTTGAAGCACGATGAGAAGATACTAGATAAAGCTAGTCTGTGGGTAGTTAACTTCGTAGGTACTGTACGTCCTGTAGTGACTTATATCTTTGTATTGGAGCTGTGTGCTATCAATGCTTGGATTGCTTACTACATTAGTACACATCCTGAGATTGTTAAAGACATGGATAGTCTAATTGCCATCACAGATGTACTCTTTAGCTCCGATGAAATGGCTATGCTAGGCGGTATCATAGGCTTCTGGTTCGGATCTCGTAGCTGGAGTAAGAAGTGAAACTGAGCAAAGCTGGAGCTAATCTGATGCACCAGTATGAAGGATGCAGGAATAAGCCTTACCTGTGTCCAGCTCATATATGGACTATTGGTTATGGTCATGTCCTCTATCAGGATCAGATCAGATTACCAATGGTAGCTAAAGATGGACAGAGTACTACAATTCGTAAAGAGTACCCACTAAAACAGGAGGACAATCGTGTCTGGTCTAAAGAGGAGATCGAGAAACTATTCGCAGATGATGTCAGTAGTTTTGAACGTGGTGTTCTTCGACTTGCTCCTACTCTTGTTAACTATCAAGGGGCATTCGATGCGTGTGTCTCTTTTGCATTCAATGCAGGCTTGGGAAACTTTCAAAGGTCTACCATTCGTATGAAGATCAACAGAGGTGAGTGGAAAGAAGCTGCTGAAGCTTTCATGCAGTGGACTAAGGGAGGCGGTAGAGAACTCCCCGGTCTAGTTAAACGAAGGAAGGCTGAAGTAGCTCTATTCCTAAGTAGCTTCTCTGATGATGATGAGGATGATAACGCTGAATAAGTATACAATAGTAAAGTTTAAGTATACAATTACAAGAAAGCCACTATGTATTACTACGTAGTGGCTTTTCTGTTGGTTAATCTAGGATAAACGCTAGAGTGATAAATCCTATGTGTAGATAGACAACAGGTACAGGATCCTCCATCATGATGTCATTCTCGTCCATGATGTACAGTTGATCAGCTTCTAAGCCAAACACTAGACCAGCTTTAGTTTCAAACTCTAGAGTCATTCTATGCTTCCTTCCATGACCATATAAGGTACTGTACGAACTGTTGGAAACTGACTCATAAAGTCTTCCCTTGTAATGTCTTTACCTATGTTAATCTCTTTAAAAGGCTTACCCTCTTGTTTGAGAGTAGCCTTCAAAGATACACAAGCGGGACAATTGTCTTTTGTGTAAACTGTGATCATCTTAGATCTCACACCCACCAGCAGTACAAGCTAATGTCTGAGAACCTTCAACATTGTCAGTACGTTCAATGAACTTATCCCAATCAATACCTAAAGGCATCTTAGACACCATGTCGTGATATTCAAACTCATTGATGGACTCATAAGGAGCTTGTCGATATGTTCCTCCATCCATAGGCAAGAAGCTCACACCTGTAATCTCATCAAAGTTATTCCACACCCAAGCTCCAACTTCAGGCCACTCATGCTCATTAACTGAGATAGTGATTGATGGCTTATGCTCTGTATAATGTCTCTGATAGAGCAACCACAGACGCAAGTGCTTAATAGCATTCAAGTCCTCACGCAGTACAGCACCTTTCTCAACTCGCATTGGGAAGCTAAACACTGTAGTACTCTCAGGCTTCATCACACAAGGCTCAGCTGGGAATCCTTGAGCTTTCAAGAAGTCAGTCAGAGGATCTTTGTTATCAGACCGTACACGACGAATAAAGTACTGACTGTGCTGAGGATGGATGCCACTAGCAGTGCCTGTAAGCTGAGAGACAGTGCCCTCGGGCTTAATTGCAGTGATGGCAGCACTTCGATTAATACCGATAGCGTCAGCAAACTCAGCGTTAGTATCAATAGCCACATTCTTCAGTCCTTCCAAGATAGCCGGTAGTTCAGCATTATCAGGGTCATTCAACAATACATTATCCAAGATACCTGTCATTGACACACCCAACAAACGTTCCTCTTCAGTGTTAGTCTGCCACACCTTACGAAGGTACGGGAAGTTAGTCATTGTCGATTGAAAAGTCCCCAGAATAGTTGCCAAGCGCACTTTATTCCGTAAAGTATCCACACTATCGCTGCTCCGAACAATAACAGAAGACAGATTACAAAATTGATAAGGTCTAAGGATAATCTCACTGCAAGGGTTTGTACCCCACTCTTTACCCAATTCCCTACGTCCATTCTTAGCTGCTTGAAGTTCACTTGCATAACGATTAAAGATACCTCGCTCTCCTGAGTGTGATTCATAAATACTTGACCACTCACGCATGAACTTACCTACATCAGGTTTAACTTCGTAGATTGCACTGTTGTTAGCCAAGGCACGTTGACCATTACCATCCCACCAGTTGCCAGCTTTAGCGTGAGCCATACGATCATCACTCAAGTCAGACAATGAGATCATAGCACTTCGACGCACTCCACCGACCACCACAACTTCGCCAACTTTGCAGAGGATGTCGTGAGCTTCCAAGCTTGTAAGTTTTCGTCCCGTAGCAAGCTTGAATTTATTAACAACATACTTGAACAAGTCGACAAGAGGCTCAGGGCCACTGGCACGTCCACCGAAGGTCTTGAGTCGTGTACCTGCAGGTCGTACAGCAGATACGTCCCACTTCGGAATCTCGCCAGCATATAGCAAGGCAATAACTTGTCGTAACGCTTTAGCCCAGCCTTCTTTGGAGTCCTTAACGTTAATGATAGTACCACTATTAAACAACTCAGTTGGGATCTCAGGTAACTTAGATACATACTTTTGCTCCACACTAAAGCCTACACCAGTACCGCACAACAGGATATACATAGCCTCATCAAAGGCCTTAGGATCATCAATAGGCAAGTATGAACAGTTATAGCCCGCCACATTCTGTCGTTCAAGCGCGTCACCAGCTGTCATGATGCTACGCATTGAAGGAACCACTTCTAAGTTAGTCACAGCAGTCTGCAGCTCATCACGCAAGGCTGGAGTAATGTCGTAGTTATGGTTAGTCTTCAACTGCTTAGTCATGAAGTCAAAGTATCGTGCCACAGTCTCAGGCCAATGCTCACGACGACCTTTATCGTCTAGGTAGCGAGAGTAGCGGCTTTTACCAATATATTCTTGGTATGGTGTCATAGTTGTCATTTAGTCTATTTCCTTTGTTAAGTATTCTTGTTTCTTTTCAATTACATCATCAAATCTTTCGACAAGATCATCACTCTGGAGTCCTAACAGTTCCAAGAGTGTGACCTCATCTAAACGTTTGAGAGCCTCTTTCAGTTCTTCAAATGTTACGTTGTTGTTGTTGTTCACGTTTATTGATCTCTCTGTCAATATACCACTTAGCCTTCTTAAGGTCTTCAATGGCATCCTTCTTTAAGTCACAACGCCAGATATATTTGATTGCATTACCTAAGTTAAAGCCCATGTGTTCTGTAACTTGGATACATTCAATACCTGACGGATGCTCAGTGTAGTGCTTAGGTTTGTTAACAATGTCTTCCTGAT